CGTCGGCCGTGCCGTTTAGAATTTCTGCGGTAAGGCCAAGTTGACCATACAACATCTCGACTAGGTACTCGATCTGCTTCAACAAATTGTTTTCAACAGGTCGATTCAGTTGAGTAATCTTTTCGGTGCCATCGGTATATGCTACACCATACTTACTACCCGTGAGTTGGAACTCAATATCCTTCCGTCGTTCTTCAGCTTGCAGGCGACGTGATTCAGACTTAATGACATAAGGAAGCTGAATAATGAGATCCAATTTTCCAGAAGCAGACTGATCGTCAATTGCGTCCAAAAGACTGAGTTTCCGAGTAAGTCGCTGAAGAGTTGAGTTCGGCTCATTCATCACGGAATATAGCGGATTCTCAACAATCGCAACGTATTTCTTCTCGAGAACAATTTCTTCTCGACGACCTTTGGCCTCATTGTATAGACTCACACGAACACGATCAGGCATCCAAGATACAATTCTACCAACTCGCATTGTTAGAATATCGAAACCGCCGGTAACACCTGGATCCAGCGTCGTGTCGACAGGAACAATTGCAGCGACGCCGTGATCAAACAATGTCATAGCAATGTCTTGGCGAAAATGCCTAGCAGCTTGATCCATGTTGGCTTCGAGCGTCAAGCAATTGTTCAAACCACTAGTGACATCTTCAAGATAACGATCCTCATCATCAGTTCGCACATGACGAATATCGACAGAAGCCACGTCAATGCTGAGACGTGTGAGGATAGAGGAGATGATCGATCGTTCATTAGTAATAGAATATCGCGCACGATCCGGTCGGCCACCATAGGCGACTTCGCTGGAATATGCACTACCTCTAGGATCAGTGCTAGGGGTTACGAACGCATTCCATGCATGCCGAATTCTAGTGCCAATCCCTGACCTTTCTTCTTCCATGATCACCTCCTCTCTGGAATATCACCGATAGGATTTACCCGCCGACAAGACGAACTCGAGCGCGATTGGTTCCGGGCTTCTGATAGCCTTCTCGCTGACGCGACTCGATAAGTCGAGAATTGAGTTGAGTTACGCCAATGAGTGCGGGCTGACCAAGAATAGCTAGAGCCGCAGTCTCACCTCGCGTCAAACGAGCGGCTGTTGAACGATCTGGATGCATGAGAAATGTAAGCTTCTTCTCATGAACCTTCTCCATCGAGCTTTTACCTACGACAAACTTAGCTTTCTCTTTCATCGAAGCTCTACCTACAGCTCGAACGTTTCTACGTGCAACTCGGACTTCACCCGTAGATCGACCAGGCTTGAGTGTAAAGCCTCGCCCAGCTGCAGGAGCCTTTCGAACGCCCCAACGCATACCCTTGATTCCGAAGTGCTCGAGAAGAGTGTCGTCAAGATCCGGTTTGTCTTGATGCAGCATTGTCATCTATCCACCTCCTCTCCCTCGTTTTGTTTCTTGCTGTTGGTGGTACTTATCGAAACGATTGTAGTAGCCGACCTTCTGTCTGCTTTCAATCGCTCGAGACTTAAACTGACTTCCCGTGATTAACACCATCGCAGGAAGAGGAGTAAGTAAAATCGCAGAGACGGCCATCTCACCTCGAGTGATGCGAGTTGCTATAACTCGATCAGGATTGTTAAGATGTGCGAGTTTCGCTTGCGCGATGGTGTCTTTGGCCGCTAGACCAGCGCGAACATTGGCTTTAGCGTCCTCAATAGCCATCTCCGTTCTAGCTGCACTACGACGAGCAACTCGAATTTCTCCGCCGGTTGCATGTCTACGAATTCCCCAACGCATCCCAAGGACGCCGAAATGTTGAATCGTAAGATCATCTAGTGTGGGTTTCTCTTGATGTAGCATTACACCCCCTAACTAATCTTCGTGTAGACGATGTAACTACCCTTAAGAAACCGACCTACTTTTCGTCGATTATCTGGTTTAGCTAAATAACGGACGGCAGCCTTCGTTGGGACGCCCATTACAGCTTGAGCTTTAGGTGAACGAATATAAGCAACACCTAGAGCTGATAATCCTATGAGAGCTGCTGTGGTCTCTGCTTCTCTAACAGCTCGATGACCAATCTTTTGCAGTTTTCTGGTTTTGTAGGCACCGATCTGACTTTTAACTTCTTCTTTACGTTCACCCCAGTGCATGCCTTTAACACCGAAGTGATAAATTTCATCTAATGGAGGCTTCTCTTGTAGCATAAACGCCTCCTAAGGTCTACGAACACCCGTAGCGCCAAAGGTTCCTTCAATTATTCTTCTTCCTTGCGGCGACATGATCCAAGCGGCGCCAGCAAGACTGATCGTTAGCATCGCAGCTGTTGTAGCCTGTTGACCGGTAATATGACGAGCAAAAGCTTTACCGGTTTTAGCGGTAGTAGACGCAGCGTTCTTTCGCTTACGTTCAGAGCGAGCTTTATCAGCATGACTAGACATGTCTTGACGAGCAAGATGATGATCAAAAGCTTTAGAATATGCCGGATCTCGTCTCTTGTTGGCTTCGACTTTCGCCTTAATCAACTTACGACGTGTACCAGCACCCTCGCCATAGAACATCTTCGCGCGTGCGAACTCTTTGGCATCTTTGTGGGCTTGGTGATTCGTTCTGGTTGAAGCGCCAGGATAATCATTCTTACGAGCACCCCAGTGCATACCCTTAATGCCGTGATGTTCGAGAAGATTCTCGTCAAGAGGTGGTTTTTGCTCACCCCCAAACGTTCTCACTCCACTCATTCAAATGCCTCCTTGTTAAGCTTGTATGCAACAAACGCGTCCATCAGAGCAGCAACGTTGTCGATCTTCTCGTCCTGTCGCTTCTTCAAGAGCTTTCGGTTGCCGTTTGTGTCTTCGATAGTGATTGCATTACCCATTGCAAACGCCATCAGCTCTTGATCGAAGATGAGCAAGCGAGCTTCACTCAGATTCTTCAGCTCTCCGAGCGGGACCGACTCAGTCTTCGCCCCTTGAATAACTTTCTCGATACCAAAGGGGCCGTTCTCTGCTTCCCAGCGAGTGACAAACTCTTTAGCGTTGTATGGGTCGAATCCAAGTGTTCGAACGTCATACTCTTCCGAACGGATGAATTCATCAAGATCGTCGTACACCTCCATCATGTCGAGGATCGTGCCCTCGAGGACGTGAAGACTTCCTTCTTTGATGAACTGATCATACTTGAACCGCATTGCACCCGGAAGCTTGTGTAACGTCAACGACGTGATGTAACTTCGGGTCTTGATGGCAAAGCCCTTACGCAACGGGAATAAGAACGTGAATGCACAGAAGTCGTCGCCTTGTGAAAGGTCGGCTCCAAGTGCACACGGCATCCCACGGGGTTCTACTCGACGATGAGGGACCGTTTCTTCATAAGTGAAGAAGTAGGTGTAGCCCTCCATTGGAATTCCGAAACGCTTGGCAAGAATGTCATTCCGCGAAGCGGGGGCTTTCTCCGCCCGTTCCACGTCCAAATGATACGTCTCATACGTAACAGTGGCGCCAAGGTTCGGATTAGCTTTCGGCCACATCGCCGGATCGCCAACTTCCTCCAACTCATCTAGCTTGTAGTGCCAGATCGAGATGTGAGGAGCGATGTAGTCACCTTTCAGGATGTCAGCTAGCTCCATTTTGATTGTGTCGCCCGAACCGTTTCGGACAGTACCTTCAGAGCTGATAGCGACGATCAAATAGTCGTCTAGTTTAGACGCGCCCTGTTCAATAGCACCAACGACGTCTTCTCGAATGTCACCCGATAGCCACTCATCAACTGTCGAGATCTTTGGCCGTAGACCCTGAAGTTTGTTAATGGTCATCGGGCGAATCTCGAGAAGAGAACCGGTGAGAAAGTTCTCAATACCCTTCTTCGTTGACGCTAGCTTTTGCCGTAACGCCTTTGATCCCGTGGTATTCTGCATCGAGCCTTCGGTGAGGAACTTGAACAGTGGTCCTCGGGCTCGTGTGATAGCAGTCCGGAACGGCGACATGACCTCTTCGGCCTGTTTCATTGTTGGCGCCGTGGTGATCTGATGCGTTGTGGCAGT